ATCAATATTCAACTCTAATTCTGCTATAGATTTTATACACTGGTACTGAACTTTTTTCTTTGTATCACGCATTGCAATTCTCTTGCCTTTTAAACATTCAGACATAGATTCTTGAATTCTGTGTTCCTTGATCTCTCCGTTAATTATCATAAGAAGAGCTACAATCATCTCTGTCATTGATGGCTCCCATTTTGTCTAACTTTATCTTTTAACACTTCGATATCAGCTAATGCTTTGTCTAGCTGTTCTCTTAAAAATTCTATGTTAACTTTATTTGTCATGTTCATCTCTTGAGTTTCTTCCATTTTCTCTACGGACTTATAAAGATCCTCGATTAAAAAATGTTGCTCCTGATCGGTCGGGACCTGCTCGGATTTTTTGAGCAAATCATTTTCAAATAACTCACGTGATGTTTCTAGCGATACCAACCTCGCCGTCAGCTCGGTATAAGCGAAGACGCCCATTGCGACGAGAATTATGAGGCTAGCAACCGTCTTCATCGGCATCTGCACCCGTGCTTCTTCTCCAATATTTAAAGGTTTATTGCTCATTTATTTTTGGTTTTGGTAGCGGCAGTATATAATCTTTGCCATCAATTTTCAATGGTGTGTGATGGGCCGGCCTTACAAAAAAAGCTAATAAACACAGCAAAATAATTAGTAGCGCGGTGAATCTGTAGTCCATAGCCACCCTCCATAAAATTACCAGACTTTACCGTGCAATTGAGTCAGTTGTTGACAACGTGGGCACGACTTTTTAAATCTAGCTACGTGAACTCCACATTTCTCAATGACTTCAGGCACAATTTTTTTTGGTCTAAATAAATTAAAAAATTTTTTAATCAGTTTTATCATTTTTTTTCTCCTCAATTTCATAGAAAAACTTGTCTGTATCTTCTGTACGCCAAGCTCTACTATCCTCTACGTTCCACTCGTTTGTTTGCACTTTCCAATCAGGAATATTATCTTTCACTGTGAAAGAAGGTATGTCCCATATACATCGATTGTTTGGTTGTGCTGCATAATTACCATCATCTAATGCAATTATGTGAGCGCACTTGTGTTCGTGCGGTATCTCTGAATGATCAGTGTCAACTATGTTACTCTCTGGATGTGCAAAGTCAACAGTAAATAAATATTTTCCTGGATGCCATTTTTTATCTTTACCGATATACTTACCGGCTTGGCCATCTAATATGTCCCAAGAAGTAATAGCAGGATAATAACTAAAACAATTCCAGAGCTGAAGCTCATCAAGTCTACGTTGAGGAACATCCTTAATCTCAAATCCACGTTGTATAAAAGCTGTGATAGGTAATCTATAAAAGATTGCACCGTTCTCCATAATCGCGTGCCAAAGAATTGATTTACCCGTAATAGCTGACATACCGAAGATAATACAATCCTCAACTTCTCCATGATGAGCTTTAAGATCATATAAATACTCTCTTCTAATTTGTGCGTATGTTACAGGAATGTTTGCATTCAAGTAAGCCATAGCACATTATATAATGATTGATCCTACGATAAAGCCAGCAACAAAACAAACGATCTCTCTTCTGTTATGTAATTGCCATACCATAAATTTATCTACATATTTTTTCATGTTTCCTCCTAGTGTATGTCACCCCAGTTTTTACCGGATTCGTAGTCTACCTTGTTTGGTATCTCTAAGTCAACTGCTGATTCCATAACTTCTTTAATTAATTTAGCTTGTTTATCATTTTCTACAGAAATATCTAGTTCATCATGTATCTGTATATGTGGTACAATTCCTTCCTTATATAAATCTAACATAGATTTTTTTGTCATGTCTGCAGCTGATCCTTGTATTAATTTATTTAAAGCTTTGTAAGTATATGCACGTTTAATACCTGGACCATGTTCTTGTACTGCTTGATCAAAAGGCAATGCTTTATGCATACCAAAACTATTTGGTTCCCATAAATGAAAACGACAAAGTCTTCCAAGTAATGTACGTATCTGTCCTCGTTGTTGTGCTCTGTTTGATACACTTCTCATTAAGCTTTTAACAAATGGAACTCTGTTGTGATAAATAGAAAATAATTCTTCTGCTTTATCTTTAGATACACCAAGCTCTGCTTGAAGTTTAGCTTTACCCATACCATAAAATAAACCTAGGTTAATTGTTTTAGCCTGTGTTCTTGGTATCTGTGCCATCTGTGCAACGATTGTATGAAAGTCTGCATCACCATCGTTGTAAGCGTTCTTAACATCAAAGACGCTTGCGTCTTGATCTAGGGATGCGTAATGCACTACGAGTCTTGGTTCTTGTTGACTGTAGTCAAAGCATCCCCACTCGCAACCAGACTCAGGTATAAAGAGGGATCTGATCAAAGGACCTAAGTCTTTGTTGCGCGCAGGAATTTGTTGTAAATTAGGATTAGAATAAGAAAATCTTCCGGTTACTGTTCCTCCACTATCAGATCTAATTTGATTTATATCTGCGTGTATTCTACCTTTGTGTTCATATTTAATAATTGTATCTATAAATGTTGTATGTGCCTTGTTTATTTCTCTAGCTTTTGCTATACATTGTACTAACGGATGTTCATGTGATGAAAGGAAATTTTTAGTAAATGATGGAGAATTTGTTTTGGCGGTTAAGTCATAGGGTAGGTTTAGTTTTTGAAAAACTTTCTCTATACTGCGTGCAGCCCATATTTGAACATCTACTTGTGTTTCTTTTTCTACTTTGTGTAATAATTCTTTTTCTTGTTCAGCTAACTGTTTCTTTAATTTGTGAGCGCCTTCTACGTTTACACGAACTCCTAAGAAACGCATATCGACGAGGCAAGGAAATAGTTCTGTCTCTAAATTAAAAATAGATCCTAGATCCTGGTCGCTTAATTCTTTTTGCATGACCTTCCACAAAGCCAATGTCAACTCTGCATCACGTTCTGCATAATTACCAACATACATTGCTGGCATCTTCCACATATCTGCTTTAGGATCGAGTCCCCATTCTTTTGCAGCTGCAACTAATTCTGTTTCGTTTTTACCTCGACCACAATAATCCCAACCCAAAGATCCAAGGTCATATCTAAATCTGTTTTCATTAACAAGTGATGCTGCAATCATTGTGTCATAAAGATTTCCATTTAATTTTATTCCCATCGCACGTATCCAACACACATCGTACATTGCATTGTGAAAAACTTTATCAGCGGGACATTCACAAATGTCCTTAAACCATTGTAAAACCTTGCTTTTTTCAAGGTTACCACCACCTTCGTGATCAAACGGAAAGTATCCTGCATAGCCATCTACAGCTACAGCTATACCTACAACCTTACCTCTACCAACAATAGAACCTGTTCCTAAACTTTTTAAATCTGGATCATGGGTTTCTAAGTCAATAGCAATTGTATCTGCTTGTCTTAAGTCTGGAAATTCTGTAGGCTTAACCCACTCTGTTTGTGCTTCAATCATAAATGTGTTCTTTTTCTATTAGTTTTTCTAATCGTTTTTTATTACTAAAAGCATATAAAGATGCATCATGATCGTACGGAAATATTTCCCATGTAATATCTTTATGTCCTTCCAATGCTAAATAAATTTCTAATATAAATTTATGTTTAGCAATCATAATGTGTTTAACTCTCCTCGCTTTCTGTGGCATAGTCCCTTTCAATAATCATTTCTATAAAGTGTATTGCTTTCAATAGATCCTGCTTCTTTCCTTTATCGCGGTGGCGAATAATGTATTTTATAGCACATCCTTCTGGATAGAGCAACTCATTCTCAACTACAAATTTACTCGGCTGAATTTTATACTTTTGATAGTGACTCCCGCCGTGCTGCTTGTCCCAAACCTTACTCATATTTTAAACTCCTTTGCTTTGTTTTGAGATTTAATTAAATATAAATTTTGCATTGTCCGTGTGATTCCTACGTACCAAACTCTAAATTCTTCTTCTTCTTTTGCTTTAGATTTTTTAGAACCTTTGATTGTATTAGTAGTTTGATTTAAAAATAAAACTACATTGGTTGCTTCACCACCTTTGGCTCCGTGTATTGTAGAAATTTTTATGCGTGGATCTTTTGATAAATCTTCTTTGTTATTTAACATTGCTCGCATGTATTCTTTTTGTGATAACGAGCCAGTATTAAATGCTTCGTACCATTCTTTAGTAAGATCCTTGTCGCCTGATACTCGTTCCTTGATTCTTTGTTCTTGTACCTCGCCTATAGCCTCACCGCGTTTTAATTTATCCCAAGATATAATATCTTCGTACAAACTTTTACCAATACTATTACCTTGTGCCGTACTAAAAAATAATCCTTTACGTTTTAAATAAGGAGCTATGGGTTTTAATAAAGCTTTAGTTCGAGTAAGTATTAACCAATCACCTTCTGTTAAATCTATGTCGTTAAGTTTATATCGTTCAAAGATCATACCTGTTTCTGCTTTTGGTAAATAATCTTTTTGTATTCTGTTGTAATAAATTCTGTTAATGACTCCTAAAGCCTTTTGTTGTATACTACTTGGCACTCTTTCAGATTTATTTAGAAGTATTTCTCTTGACTCCCATTTAATAAAAGACTCTACATCTGCCCCAGCCCAACCAAATATAGCTTGGTCATCATCTCCTGCTACCCACACATCACACTTTGTATCTTTTTCTATTTTATTTATCATAGCCCATTGTATTAATGATAAGTCCTGGGCCTCATCTACAAATATAACTTTAAACTTTGGTAGTTTGTCTGGGTCTTGTTTTAAAAATCTTTCTAACATGTCAGTAAAATCAATTAGACCATATGTTTTTTTGTAGTTATTTATTTCTGTTTCTATTGCCAACAACTTACTTCTTTCTATCCAGGTTAAGTGTTCGTTAAGATCAAACTGATGGCCTACAGGTATCTGTTTTACTCTAGCTAAATTTATAATGCTTAGATACTCACTGTCTGATGAAAAGATTCCATTAAAATTATTTGTTTCGTAAGCTGCATATTTAATTTGTATACCGGCACTCTCTCCAATTGCTTTGTAATTACCCTCTTGCATTACGTTTTCTTCTTTAAGTCCTAGATTATTAAATGCTAGTGAGTGTAATGTTTGGAAATACTTTATATCTTTTTTTTCTAAGTGGTCATTTTGGGTCAAAAACCTATCTCTTGCTTCACCTGCTGCTTTACGTGTAAATGCAAAGTAACCTATCTGATCTAATCGTATGCCTTTTTGTACATACTTATGTACTGTGTTTAACAATCTTCTAGTTTTACCTGTACCT